GTTGCCAAGGTATCAGGTGTTAAGGTTCGTCGTCACGTTGGTCCAGCCAAGGTATTTGACTCTGAAGAAGATGCCATCCAAGCTGTCTTGTCAGATGAAATCGTTGATGGCGATGTAGTCGTTGTACGTTTCGTTGGACCTAAGGGTGGTCCTGGTATGCCTGAGATGCTATCACTTTCATCAATGATCGTTGGTAAAGGTCAAGGAGACAAGGTTGCTCTCTTGACAGATGGGCGCTTCTCTGGTGGTACTTATGGTCTGGTTGTTGGACATATCGCACCTGAAGCTCAGGATGGTGGACCAATCGCCTACCTCCGTACAGGTGATATCGTCACCGTCGACCAAGATACTAAAGAAATTTCCATGGCTGTATCTGATGAAGAACTTGAAAAACGTAAGGCAGAAACAACCTTGCCACCACTCTATAGCCGTGGTGTCCTCGGTAAGTACGCCCATACTGTATCTTCTGCATCACGTGGTGCTGTTACAGACTTCTGGAATATGGAACAATCTGGTAAAAAATAAGCAAATTAAAAGCAAGCCTCAACCGGCTTGCTTTTTTGTATTTTTCAAAATAGAAACAACTAACGTGGAGGTAGTCCTAGAGCTATACGCCCATAACGACTAATACGTGTAATCTTCCAGGCAGGGGACCAGGTCACCTCAACCTTGACATCCTCAATCCCATCAATTTGTTTTAAACCTGCCACAATCTCGATTGGCAGACTTTCTGCACAGTCACAGGCAGTATCAGTGAAGGTCATAACAACTGTACAAAGTCCAGCCTCATCTAAATGAATCTCATAAATCAATCCAAGATTGTATACATCTAACTCTACATCTGTATCATAAACTTTTTCAAGTACTTTAATGATTTGATCTTCCAATGCTAGAGCACGGTCATTAATCTTGATGTCTTCTCTCATTGCATTCCCTCCATTTTTTGATTGCTCCTATTTTCTCATAATTCTGACAATTTAGCAAGTTTTTCCCAATTCTCTTCAAAGCAAAAAAGTAGAGATTCAATCTCTACTTTTTAGTGATTATTTTGATTTGACAGGTTTGTCTGCGAGTGCTTTAACGGCAGCATTAATGGTTTCTGCGTAAAGTTTTGCTCCTTCATCCTGCTTGGTCGTATCACTACCGAAGTGAACCTGGTCTGTTCCCTTCCAAATATCTGGATGATCTTTAGCCACTTGGTTCCAATCTGCTAGTGCTATATATGGATATTTTTGTGCCAGCTCACGCGCATAGCTTGCATACTGCTCTACATAAGGTTGCGTTTCCTGAGTGGTATCACCCTCGTATGGAGTCACTAGGACAAGCTGATGTCCCTTCGGAAGATTTGTTATTAGTAGATCCAAATCATTCTTATAATTCTCAGGATTATTAACACCAGTCGCGATGACTACAATCTTAGGCAAGGCTTTATTCTGACTGTAATTCAGCATGAGTTCATTTGCCTGCTTGGTATTTCGACTGACCTGACCATCAATCTGAGCATCTGGCATGAGTTCTTTAAGTCCAGATGAAGCACGCAAGGTTACAGAGTCTCCGATGATCGATACGCCATCAGATAAATTATAGCGACTAGCTTCTGCTTGATCCGCCATTGTTTTTGTTCGAGTGATATTTGTTTGGGCTTGATGGAGACCATTGACCATCAAATCTGTTTCAAAAGCCCCTACTTGTGGAGCTATCAGAATCACAACCAAGGTAATCAAACTAAGAACTCCTACACTACCAGCAAAGATTGGTTTGATGTGCGGAATTTCCTTTGCCATACGCAAGAGCTTGCTTGACTTCCCTGCAATGAAAGGTTCAATAAGGTAGAAAGAAAGAGTTGCGAAGATATATGAAAAGATAGTCGTTAAAATCACTGCCGGTATATTTCCCATCAATTGAGAGAAAATAATATAAAACGGCCAGTGGAAAAGATAAACGGCATAGCTGGTATCCGCTAAAAAGCTGACCACCTTTGGTTCTTCGATTGTCGGTGTTTTCTCATGTAAAATGCGTGCTGCAGCAATCATCAGAAGTGTAGCTAAGCTTGCCAACAAGAAGCCAAGTAAATAGGTAAAAAAATAATTAAATTTCACAAAGAAGGTCAATAAGAGCAAAACTCCTAGGCCTCCCCCAAATACTAACAAAGTCTGTCTTAAATCCAAGATTTGATTTAAATATTCAAGATAAGGCGTCCTATGTCTAACGCCTATAACAGTTGCGAATACGCTACCTAAAAAGAATGGATACACATGAGTCAGACTTGAAAAATAAAGTGTTGAGTGGTAACTTACAATAAAGCTACCGATAAACATCGAAAGGAAGCTAATCATAAAGGCCGCTGAGGAAAGTAGGAAAATCATTCCTCGTAGTTGTCCACTTGTTTTTGCTCGCTTGGCCAAGAACCAAACTGCCAAGCCCCACAAGACATAATAATGAACTTCAACAGCTAAGCTCCAGGTGTGAACAAAGAGATGGGGGATAAACTGAGACTCATAACTTCCTCCTGTCAACATTTCATAGAAGTTAGTCATGAATCCTAGAACACCAGCAATCTGACCACCAATTCCTGCCACATAATCTTGGCGAACCAAGAAGGTAAATGGCATGACGACAAGAATCATTAAAACGACCGGCGGAAAAATCCGATAGAAGCGTCTTCTAAAAAATCCTAAGATATCGATTTTCCCTTTTTGTCCAAACTCTTCTAATAAAAGTGAAGTAATTAGAAAACCTGAGAAGGTGAAGAAGACGTCAACCCCAAAGAAACCTCCTGGGAAAAGCGTCTGAAAGAAATGATACAAGAGTACCAAAAGCAAACCTGTAATCCTAATCAAGGAAAACCATTTAATACGCATACGAGTTTATTCTCCATTCATTAGATTGGCAAAAAAGCCATCTAATTTCCATCGATAGTACCTTTATTTTATCAAAAAAAACAGAAAAATCCTAAGATAAAACTTAGGATTTTTAGCTGATACTAAGCTAAATTTAGAAATTACGTCCTGACTTGTTATAACCATATTTTTCAACAAAATGTTCACGGAATTCCAAAAGATTATCATCCATGATAGCCTGACGAACCTGCTTCATTAAGTTGAGCAAGAAGTAAAGGTTATGGTAACTTGTCAAGCGGATACCAAAGGTTTCATCGGCCTTAAGCAAGTGGCGAAGATAGGCACGGGTATAGTTCTTACATGTGTAGCAATCACACTCTGGATCAAGTGGTGTAAAGTCCTCCGCAAATTGAGCATTCTTGACAACCAAGCGTCCTTGACTGGTCATACAAGTCCCGTTACGAGCGATACGAGTCGGCAAGACACAGTCAAACATATCTACACCACGAATAACACCATCAATCAAGCTATCTGGTGCTCCTACCCCCATCAAGTAACGAGGTTTGTTTTCAGGAAGGAGTTGGGTCGTAAAGTCCAAAACTGCATTCATCTCCTCATGGGTTTCTCCAACGGCTAGTCCACCGATAGAATATCCTGGGAAGCCCATACTTACAAGGTCTTGAGCTGATTGACGACGAAGATCTTCAAATCCTGCCCCTTGCACAATCCCAAATAAACCTTGATCGTGCGGACGACGGTGAGCATTTAACCCACGCTCAGCCCAACGGCTGGTACGTTCGATTGATTTTTTCACATAATCATAAGGTTGATAAAATTGCGGGCACTCATCAAAGGACATCATGATGTCTGATCCTAGATTGTTCTGGATAGAAATAGCTTTTTCTGGCGAAAGGAACATTTTAGAACCATTGAGGTGGTTTTTGAAGGTCACCCCTTCTTCTGTAATATTGCGGCTATCCGCTAGAGAGTACACTTGAAAACCACCACTATCTGTCAAGATTGGCTGGTCCCAGTTCATGAACTTATGAAGACCGCCAGCTCTAGCAATCAGCTCATCGCCAGGGCGGAGCCACAAATGATAAGTGTTAGACAGGATAATTCCTGAACCCATCTCTTTCAACTCTTCTGGTGACTGAGTTTTGACCGTTGCTTGTGTACCAACTGGCATAAACATGGGCGTCGGGAAAGTCCCATGTGGAGTGATAATCTCACCCAAACGAGCTCCTGTATGTTTTTCTTTCTTAATCAATCGATATTTGATTGGTGAATCTGACATTTTTTTACCTCCGAAGCTGGGAAAGACAGTCCCAGTTCATACTTTATACCCAATGGCATACTGTATGATTCTATCAAAAAAAACAGGAACTGTCACGAACTATGGTATAAGTGACAAATGTTTTTCAATGCTTTCTGTTAATTATCAATAGTTGATTTTTTGCTTATTTTTATTTAAAATCATTTCCGTTGATTTTCGTCATTTTTTTAAATCGTATTCATCTTCGTATTCATTTTCATACTCACTTTTGCCCGTATAGTTGAGAAGGCTGCAATTTAGTTCTAATAGTTTACATTGGAGGGTGTCCCTCCAACTCCCCGACCTCTGGACAAGGTCTATTTTTTTGAAAAAATTTAAAAAAACTTCATTAAAACTATTGACATCATGTAACTTTAGTTGTATAATAGATACATAAGGTTAAGGAGGAAACCTTAGACAAGGAAACTAGTAGAAAGGAAAACAAAATGTTTAAGTTCAAAAAGAAGCCACTCAAAGTAAAAACAAATAAGCTAGTAGTCAAAATAAACTTATTTATAATCAGCTTTGAATGGCACTTAGAAATTGGATAGTGAGAAATCACTATCCACCCCTTCGGGGGTGTACTTAAATTATAACAGGAAAAACAATGAAAGTAAATCTAAAAATTAGAAAAACCACCAAGCGTGAAAAAGTTGAATTTATTATCGGACTTCTTCTACTCCTATTTGCAGTTTGGTATTTTATGAGGTAATATATGTCAGTAGATATTAAAGCTATCCGCTGGCTTTTAGACAACGCCACAGCCTATGCTATCAGCAAAAACTGTGGCGTATCTACTCAAGCTGTGGATAAATATAAAAATGGTGTATCGGATATCATGAATATGCGTTTAAAACACGCTATCAGCATGACTTCTTACGCCCATACACTACAAGAAAAACAGTGAGTACCATCACTGCTTTTTTATTTTGAGCAAACAAAAAACCGCTAGCGAATGCCAGCGGTAAGTGTAATTAAAATTTGAAAGCCCTTCTGTATTTTTTTTATTTAGTAGTAATGAGGCCGTTAGGCTCGACAGTAAATTCTGGTTTGTCTGCCATGCTGCCATCTTCTTTTAGGTAGTACCAACCTGATCCGTCGGCTGACTTAATGAACTGCTTGGATTTCATGTCGCCATCCTTGGCATCGAGGTAGTACCAGTGGTCTTTATATTTGACCCAACCAGTGGCCATGGCACCATCTTCTTTGAAATAGTACCATTTATTTGCAATGAGCGCCCAGCCAGTCGCCATGGCGCCACTTGGGAGCAAATAGTACCAATATCCGTCTGTGTGATCGTACCATGTGTTAGCTTTCATGTAGCCGTTTTGGTCGAAATAGTAATAGACACCGTTGATTTTTTGCCACTTGTTTTTCGGATAAGTGCCGTCTGAATTGACGTACCACCAGCCAGTCGCATTTTTCTTCCAGCCCTCTTGATTACCCTCATTATCAAGCATTTCTTGGACAGTCGAGCCAAGGGATTGATAATGCTTAATTTTAGCAATCACATAGTCACGCAAGCTATCATTGTAGCCACCATGCAATTTTAAGGAACGTGCAGGACATGAGGTGCTTGAAAACTCGTTGTGGAATTTGATATTTGAATAGTTCGGAGTATCACCGTAGTAGGTCATATCTTCAGCCATTTGGCGTAATACCATGTTTTCGTTCTCGATAAATTCGGCATCCGTTGAATTGTATTGCTGGCAGACTTCATAGCTAAGAGAGTTCATGTTAGCATCGTAGTTAGCAGCGCTCCAGGTACCATTGTAGGTATCTTCAACACGAGCGATTGCATCACGAGTAATATAGTAATGAGCGAAACCAAGTTCAGATTGGGCGTTATCGTATCGAGATTGCAACCAATTCACATAGCTTTCAGCACTCATAGAGCCTGCATCATTGTGCATGATGTAGTATTTTGGTTTTTCGGTTGGACGAGAACCTGCAATTCCGTTGAAAATTGTATTATTGATGATTTTGACCATTACTGTTCCCCTTTCCACGCATCATTCATCTGCTTAACCGCAGATTCAACGAATGTGTCAAGATCACGGTCAGTCATGCTGATATTGTATTTGCTAAGCTCAGCACGAATCTTAATACGTGCCTGTTCCAGCTTCTCTTCGCCTTTATAGCCTGTCTCAGCAGATACCTGCTCAACCGCATTAACTGCATTTTTAGCAAGAATTTCAACAATCTTGATTGTCTTTTCTCCGCCTTTTGCAATAAGGTATTCTTTGACAGCTTTAACTGCGATACCTACTAAAATGACAAGGATGCTGATAGCTCCGTTTGTGATAATTTCGTTAATCTGTTGCATTTATATTTTCCTCCATAATTTCTAATGCTAGAAATTTTTCATACAATACCTTGATGGCTCCATTCCCACCAAGTTCCACGTAACTTTCGTAAAGACGAGACAATTCCTCAATCTCATGCTGAGTAGTACTGCCTCGTCTAATGGCTTTTTTTAGGTTTTCTTGTAATCGAAAACGCTGTAATCTTTGAAGACCTTTTCCAATAACGTTCAAACCTTTGCTATTATCTTTGCCGATAGCCTCAACATTCGAGACTGTCTTTTCAATGGCGCTAATTTTATCAGATAAGAGACTGATTTGCTTATCAGTCTCTTTTGTATTCTGAGTGCTTTTGAAGGAGAAATAGCTAGGAATGATCACGATTAGAATCGGGCTCAGTTTATCCAGAAATGCTAGTAATTCCAATCAGACCACTTCCAATCTACTATACAGAAACTCGAGTGGTTTCAAGATCACTTTCGTTTTTTTGTCCTTCCCACTTCCAGATTGCAAGATGACCATTTTGAGATGGTCCACCTTCAAGTTGTTTGAGAGATTCTCCTTTGTAGGTGAAAGTCTGATTTGTCTGAATCAAGACACGCTTGCCTTCGCCATTGATTTCAGCGTGTTCTGGATCTTCAACGACAAACATATCACCTGGTTGATAGGCCTTACCTTCTTCAGCAAATGGGAATAGTTCGACAAGTTCCTTGTAGGTTGTTCCGTAGGCGATTTTCTCGCCCATGATGGAATCTTGTGCCATAACACGTACTACTTTATCGATTTTATTTGCAAGCGCAGAAAGTCTATCTTGTTCGATTTTGTTATTCGCAATCTTCTGCTCAGCTTGTTCCAACTTCGCTTGTGCTTTGACGATTGCTGAGCCTGGGTCCAGTTCAGCCTTGATAATATCCAGTACTGCTTGAATCAAGACATCTTCCAGTTCATTTGTCCGGTCTCCTGTTAGCTCACGCATGTTAGAACTGTACCGATTGCCTTCTGACAGACGAATTTCAACCACTGTCTTGATATTGTCGCCAAAACCTCGTGTATAAGGCTTGCTTGCTAGTTCGTAGTTATTAATTGCCATTTGTCATTTCTCCTCTCACTTCTTCAAATTTTGCTTTAAGTTCTTCATTCGACTCAATGATGTTTAAAATTTCATTGAGTTGTTTTTTAGTGATTTCATACAGCGCCTTGTAAGTTGCTGCATCGCTTGCTTTTAGTCCGATATCATCACTTAAGTTTTGGATGATTAATTGATTAATTTCTTCCTTCATTTACTTTCTCCAATTTCTGATTGAGTTCTTGAATAGCCTTAATTAAATAAGGTACGAGTACGAAACTGCTATATGAATAAGCGCCATCTGGATTTTCCAAAAATGCTTCAGGAGCGTACTTCTGTACATCTTGCGCCATGATACCACACGAAATATCCTCGATTTTCCCGTCGTATTCCTTACGATAAGAGTAAGTTTTCAGACGGTTGATAACTTCCAGAGCAGACACCTTACTATCTTCAATGTTATGTTTATATCGTCTGTCAGAGATTTCTTTATTAACGGGTATCCATGAATACGAATTGTCAAAACGGTACAGGTAGATATATCCTGAGCTTTCTTGAATGCGTTTAAATGATGGCGAGTGAATCCAATAGCCACCTTCTTTCGTGTTATCGTCCGTTATATAATAAATATTTCCACTGACTTTCAAGTTCCCGTGAATAATAGGTGTATTCCAAAAATGAGCTTGATTGTAGCAATACATCTCTCCGTTGTTTTTGACAAACCATGCTGTATCACCAGGTTTCCCCCAATCATTTCCCCAGTTAACCCAAAGAGCTGTTTGGCCCCATCGTCCATTACCACTTCCCATACCAACCTTAAATTGATTTTGACCAGTTAGCCAATAAGTGCTTGGATCTTTTTCGTGCGTACCAATCTGAAAGCCACCAATCTTACCCTTGTAACCTTCAAGTAAAGTAGCTGAGACTACTACTGACCTCAACTTGTTGATAAAGGCAGTTTTAGCAGCAAGCGTATCTGTGAATACATCACTAGCTACGAGCTTCTTCGCTAGAGCTGTGTCAAATATCAATTTGTCTGCTGCAATCGAGTTCGAGCGAATGATATCAGTGTTCAAAGTTCCTATTCTAGCATCACCGACAAATAAACGTTTGAAATACCCGTCTATCGCTGTGATTTCATCTAGAAGCGTTCTACCTTTTAGACGGATTTTAGCAGCTTCAATCAGAATGTTATTGCTATTCAGATTGATTTGTGAAGATACCGCACCAGGACCTGTAAGGGTTTGGATAGCGTACGAATCGTTTAATTGTGATACCTGAGTTTGTGTGACAACATCCTGTGTGGATGTGTTGTCACTGAATTTTTTAGGCGGTTTGTCGCCACGGATTAAAGAGACTTGTCCAATAGCAACTTGTCCGTTCTTCATTAACCAAATTTCAAGAGGGAATTCTCTTCCTTTAGTCGATGATTTTTGGACGGTCATCGTACCTGTGATGATTTGCGTTCCAGTTTTTGTGAGTGTTACCCTGTCAGATGCAAGTCCTCCATCGGATGCCCATAGCTCAATTCCTAGAGGGGCATCTGGTAACACATCCACCCATACTTCCATGCGATAGCTGAGCTTTTCGCCCTTCGTAAATGTAGATGTATTAAGTGGTAATGCGAAACCGTGATAGACTGCTTGGTTTTTACCAGTAGTGGTAATTCGTAGCAACCTAGTTCCGGCTTGAACTTCGATAACATTTGCTTCTGCTTGTTTCTTGGCCCACTTGCTGAAGTTCGTTGGATCATATACCAGGTTAAAGTCATCCAAGAAATTAGATACACGACTAACTAGACCGTCAGCGGTCTGAATAACTTGTGAAATCGCTTGGTCTTGTCGTTGCAAGGTTTGAGTGTGTGATGATACGGTATCTCGTACATCGTTAAACTCTACAACACTCACAATTTCAGAAGAGTTAACATCGTAGTCTGTCATGCGGTCAGAATGCTCAAGTTTCATACCGCAGATTTCAATGCTACCACTTCCGCTCTGACCGAATTGTATTGAGTTAGATACTGTATCTGCTGTGAATGTGAATTGATATCTAACCCAATCTTTGTTCGAGATAGATTTGAATAATCTACGATTATTATCATTTGTAGTCCATGCACGCATCAACAAATTGACATTCTGACTCGTACTATTGCTAGATACTCTCGCCCAGCACGACATTGTGTATTTTTCGCCAACAACCAAATTAACTTTTTGACCGATATCTTTATTTCCACCGTTCGTGTTTCCTACAATACGAATAGCCTTCTTGATAGCGGTATGCGGTGCATCTCTTAATTCGATAACATCTGTCCGACCGTTACCACCTGACAGATACAATCCCCAAGTTCCGTTCAAGGAGTCCCCCGCTGGAATGATGGACGAATTTTGCAAGAGGTTATCATTTCTAATAATATCTCTCAGTTTGGTTTCAATACGTGAGATGGTTCTTTGGAATCCGTCGACAGAATTCTTGACAATATTCTGGACTTGAGTAGCATTTTGAAAACCTTTGTCATTGACCAATCTGTCAAAATCGGTACGAGACAATTTCTCAATAATCTGGCCAGCTTGAACTTCGATTCTGCTTTCAGCAATTCTTAACCTGTCTGTCAGAGGGTCAACTTCTTGTTTAGTCACAAGCGTTTTGATTCTGTCAGTAATCTGATCGATTTTGGCAAAGTTTGAATTGGACAAATCTTTAGAAGTATTAGCAGACTCAAGAGCGTTTCTAGCTTCTTCCAAAGCTTCTTCAGCGGTTTGAGTAACTGTTGAACCAATCGCACGAATCTCTTCGATTTTTGTTCGTTGGTCTTCAAGTTTCTCGTTCATGCTGCTATCGAAATCTGAAAAACGATTGTCGATTTCATCGGATAGAGCACGCTTGTTTTCTTCTGCTTTGGCTTTGGCTTGTTCGATGCCGTCTGTGAATTCATCTTTGATATCCTTGACTTTTCTATCGAATGCTAAATCAGCGTTCTCGATTTCTTTGTTTAATCGTGTTTCAAAAATGTGTGTCTCTTCCTTGATTGCATCGCTTACTACATTACCGATTGCACTTGCAAGACCTGATTGAAACTGACCGAAACCAATAGATTTTAATTTCTTAGCCATTGGGGAGTAGGTGTACTTAGTAATTTTCTTTCTCACGTCTAAATCGTAGTATTCGTGGTAGACACCTACAACATCAAACATCTGAACAGGAACATCACTCTGACCGATAACATCAATTTCAATGCTATCTTCGAGCATATCGCACAAGGTTGTTCTGAAATACTGCTTGCCATATTCTCTAAGGCTTGCTTCATCTTTAACATCCTGGTCATTTACTTCTACAACATCTTCATAAATCTGACTGTATTTGTTAATCAGTGGACTATCAACAACCACTTTATAGTGTTTATCGACTGGATTTTCTCCCTCACCACGTATAGTTGTGATGAAGGTGATGCGAGTTCTTAAAGACTTAGTAGATGTTTTATGTTCATAGCTAGATAGGTTTTTCTTATACATGAAAAGCGATTCATTTTCTGAACCGCCATTTTTCAACAATCGTACTTGGTAACCATGTCTGACTAAATCACCGCCCCACAAACCTACAATAGAATGCTTATCCTTGGTCAAAGCTTCCATAGCGTTCTTGCTATCGATATTAAAAGTATGTCTCTCATCAATATCAGAGAAAAAAGAAAATGGATTTTCTCTAGTGATGCTCCCAGCAAATTGACTCAAAGCAGTTGAGCCAGTCGCTCTATCCAAAGACATTGGATTGACAACGTAGTGATTTAACATTGTCATGACCTGGTTTGCATAGACTTGAATATACCCATGTTGTTTCTCAACTTCAAAAATAACAAAGTCTTGCTCACCGTGTAAATCATCAGCAGTCAAGAATGTTTCTTCTCTCAACCGTTGCCATAAAATATTGTTAGTAGGAAATTTAAATGTTAATTGATAGGTACTATTCGCTTCTTGTGTGATGTTATCATCGTATGCTGCATTAAGAGGGATATTCCCTTCTGTTAAATAAATCATACTAGATACCTCCAATTAGGACGAATAGTCACCTTACGTACATTTCCTGTAAATGTCACACCGTTACGACCAACAGGGATTTCAAAGAACCCACCACGCTTTCTAAGAGTGTTCTGAACTGCACCGTTGGCATTGAAGAGGTTCTGTTTTCCTTGTCTGCAGTCAATCGTAGCTTTACCAATAATTGACAAATGCATGGTTTTTCTGCCAATAGTCAGTGATACATCTCCATTGCCTTCAATCTCAATGATAGGCTCTGAATAAACCGTACCGATATTATCAATCGTTCCAGCGCTTGTTAATACGACTGGTGCGATATTCTTCGGATATCTGAATGGTTGCATGTCTAACTTAATTTCTAACTTCCAAGCATGATTCCCAAAAGGTTCAAAACTAGCAGTTATGAAATTAGCATAGACCAACGAACCAAGCTGATAGCTAAATTCTAAAATATTATCATTCGATTGAAATTTATCAAGAATATTTGAAATTTCAACCATTTTTTTAACGTGCAAAATGAAGGTTCTTTCGTAGCTAGCGAAAGAACCTTCTAATACACGATAACTGCCATTAACTCCGAACAGTTCAGTTTTTTTACCTTTAGGGCTTGCAGCTTCAATCTTTCCAAAATCTGTCACAACACAACCAGGAAGGATTGATGTATTAAAACCATTGATGATCATATAATTCATTAAATTCCCTCCCTTGCATATATTGCACCGTGTTGTTCATACGTTTTCATCGAAATAATGTCATTGTCTAGGTAGATATCTGACGATTTTTCAAATATCGCAGTAAGGATTTTCTCCATACTTGCTCTCAGAATCGCTATCTCAGACACTGTTTTACTCTCTTGTACTTCAAGCTGAGCTGAAGGCATGGCCAAACGAGCCTCAAGATTTTTGGTGACAGAGGCAGTTGAGTTCAGATCCAGGTTATCCCCTGAAAATACATCAGAGATTTCTCCAGCCATACCACCTACTGTTTCCTTAACACCTTTAAATCTTTCTTGGAGTCCTTGGTCTAAACCTTGCATGATTGCATTACCTGCAGGGATCAATAACTTACGGTCATATTCAATAGGACCTTTATGGTCTCGAATCCAATTTGCAATTCCACCAACAAAATTAGTAACTCCTTCCCAAGCAGATTTTAAACCACCTAAGAACCCATCTAAGATTGCTTTACCAGCAGACCAAAGATTGATATTTTTAATCCCGTTAAAAATACTTGTTACATTTGATACTAGACTACTTACAGCTTGCTTCATGCTATTCCATGCAGTCTGAGCACCGCTAACAAGCCCATTGATGAAACCAAGTACAAGTGATTTTAGTCCTGCCCAAGCTGCGCTCGCTGTTGATTTGATGTTTTCCCAGAGACTGGATAAGAAACTTACAAAGTTATTCCATAAGTTTTGAGCACCTTGAATCAATCCAGTAATAAGATTCGATACTGTAGATTTTATCCATTCCCAGGCCATAGACGCAGCGGTTTTGATAAATTCCCAAATTGTACTCAGAACATTAGAGAAGTTCTCAAAAACTCCCGTAGCATAACCTACGATGACGTCCACGACTCCAGAGAAGTATGTTTTAATCCCCTCCCAAATCATAGAGATTCCATTTTTGATTCCTTCCCAAATCAGAGAAAGATCTACGCCTAATTGATCAAAGTTTCCTGTCACAAGGTCAATGATGATTAAAATAGCACCCAAGAAAATCGATTTGATAAATTCCCAAGCGCCTTCAAAGATCAGTTTAATTCCTTCCCAAATTTGGGTAAGCCCATCTGAAATATTGGTCCAAATATTCATAAATCCATCTATGAACGGTTGAATAATAGCCATCACTACCGTTGTGATTGCTGTCCATGCCATAGATGCAGTCTCTTGAATACTTACCCATAAGTCAGAAAAGAATGTTACAACAGCATTCCACATCGCTTTCAAGGATTCGATATAAGCAGTCCAAGCTGTAACGACTGCTTCCCATAAGATGATAGCACCTTCAGAGATGCTAGACCAGAGATTTACAAAGAAGTCAGCAATCCCAATCCAAGCTTGTTTAATCCATTCCACAAAAGAGGACCAAATTTGCTGTCCAGTTTCTGTTTGTGTGAAAAACCATACCAGAGCAGCAGTCAATGCAGCAACTGCAGTTACAATTAAACCAATCGGATTAGCAGATAACACTGCATTAAAAATACCAAATGCACCACTTGCTCCCATTGTTGCAGCTGCATTAGCAGCTTCAGCAGCAGTTAAAGCTCCTGTTCTAACGAATTGAGCTAACATTAAACCATTTGTGATAGCTAGAGTTGCATTCCTGATTGTTTCAATTCCTTTTATTACCGCTAAGACAGCTTTATATCCTACCCATGCACTCGTAATGCCAACAACAGCAGATTTTAAGGCATCTAATGCAAGAGGTGAATCTTTTAACCAAGATGTAAATTTACTAAGACTTTCAGAGGCGTCTCTGATAAAACTTGTGATACTTTCAAAGGCAATGCCTAGCAGATTCACTCCCTGCTCTCCATCTTTGATCCCTAAAAGATCTCCGATGAAATCAACAATAATGCTTGCAACATTACCAGCAACAACTCCAATGTTTTCAAAAGTAACTCGGATATTATCTGCAATATTGACAATTTGCGTTGCAGCTTCCTCACTAAAACCAAGCGTATTCAGAATATCAATGTTATCTTGCTTGCTTAATGACCCAAAGATCATGTCAAAGAAGGTCTCAAAGATCCCTGTTACACGAGCCAGTTGATCAAAAACTGCACTCCCAAAAGCATCCCCAAAAAGCTGAGAAGCAATCTGACTAATCCCTTCAGTCAGAACCAATCCAAGGCCTGAAAAAACATTGCCAATCATTGGCAAAAAATTATCAAAGAGAAAGGTCGATGTTGTTTTAAGCAAAGCATGTAGAGAAGGCAGGATATTCTCCCCCAACGCTAGCTTTCCAAGGACGTTCTGAGCAGCTGCTTTCATGGATTCAAAAGATCCACTGAAAGTGGATGCCGCCTCTTTGGCAGTTGTACCAGTGATGTCGAGATTTTCTTGGATAGCATGGATAGCATTATAAACATCTGAAAGGTTGTTAATGTCGTACTTGACACCAGTCAACTTCTGAGCGTCATTCAAAAGGCGCTCCATTTCCTGCTTGGTACCACCGTAACCAAGCTTCAGGTTGTCCAACATGGTGTAGTTTTGCTTCGCAAACCCTTGATAAGCCATCTGAATGCTCTCCATCGATGTCCCCATCTTATTAGCATTATCTGACATATCAATCATGGCCATGTTAGCTGTTTCAGCAGCTTTGTTTGTATCACCACCCAAAGACTGCAAGAGACTAGCTGAGAAGCCTGTCACGTTCTCCATGTAAGCATTGGCTGACAATCCTGTTGTTTTGTAGGCTTCATTAGCGTATCCCTTGACCTTGTCAGCAGAATCTTTGAAAAGAGTTTCGATACCTCCTAGAGATTGCTGAAGCGCAGCTCCCTCATCTAAAGTAGCCTTAAATGCTTTACCAATCCCTGCTGCAACAATAACTTTTTTTATTGTTGCCATCATGCTAGAACCTAATGACTGTCCAGCACTTTGTCCTGCTGCACTCGCTTCAGGATTGAGGATTGATTGAATTTTACCAGTTATACCTCTGGCTGATGGTATCAATTGCACATAAGCCTGTGCTATTTCTGTCGCCACTAATCCTCACCTCCAATCTTTTCTAGAATTTGCTGACGATATTCTTCAAAGTCCTTACCAGAATCAAAGATCATCTCCTTGCTTTCTTTAGCTTTAGTTTTACCTGTCAGTTCCTGCGCAACCATAACAGGTTTATTGATTCCTTTCTGGCCGTCTGTTGTTTTAAACCAAACAAGAGCAGAAAGCCTATCAAGCACACCCGCAAGCAAAAAGGTTTCAAAAGGAACTTTGCTATTGGTCATTGCTAGTTTGATCCGAGAATCATCCTTTAAACCAAAAGCAAAGACAGCCACCTGGCTAGCAGGTAGCTGTCTGTAGTCAAAAATTCCATAGGTTTCAGCTAAATCACAAATAAGAGAATCTTCGTCTATTTGAATCATTCTAGCAAGGAGCGCTATTTTTTTAATTGGTCCTGACTTGTGAAAATCTCACTAATTTCTGAACCCATTTTATCCAAAGGAACAATTCCATCAGCAGTCCGTACATGATTTTTCAAATCTTCCGACTTGTTACCAAGCATAAGTTTGACAACTTTTGGTAAAACTGCAGGATTTGTATCTACTTCAGCGATTGCTTCAAGCAACTCATAGTTTTCCAAGCGCTCTTTTGTGATTTCAAAAGCAAATCCAGTCGAAGTCACCCCACGGATTGTTTTAATCTGTGGGGCAGCTTCTTTATTTTTCTTTTTGCGATTTTGTTTTGACATAGTTAAGCTCCTTTGATGTATTCATAATGCGTGTCATCAGTAGCGTTAGGGAAGGCAGTTACTGTTGTACCGTATCCGAGAACACTTCCATCATTATATGTGATTTCATCGATGGCAGTTACTTTTCCTGAAGGGATAACAATACGTTTAAGTACACCACCTTTTAGAACTGTTTCGATTACAAGACAATGAGGTGGCAATTCTTTTGAATTTGCCTTAATGGTAATTCCTGATGACAAGTCCCCAGATACATTATCTGATCCATAAACTTCCTTCAAAACTTCCACATTCAATGCTTCAATCAGCATATATTTGAATGTGTCTGTCTTTTCCTTTTGAACTGAACTTACAACGACACCACCCCATGCCTTAATATTTTCTGACTCAGGGGAGTTGCTATTAGTCATACCATCTTCTGAAATATAACCTAGTGCTTTAAACGCATCATCTAATTTTGTAGTTGCATCAGTTGGCAGTGTTGTTCCAAGAGGTGCAGAATAAACCGCACCTCCGATTTTAGGTTTTGCAGTCGTTACATTTGCTTCTGTAGCCATTTAATTTCTCCTTTTTAAAAATAATTAATATCAAATACGGCTTGATATCGATATTGTTTTGTTTCAGTGTCCGTAAAATTGTAATCACTGTTCAGGTGGACACCACAGATTGAATCTAACTCAATCAATCCTTTCACAGCACTTTTCACTTTCACATTAAGCTCTGCAGCCTTCTGCATAGTTGGGCCATAACTTTGAAAAGCAAAGGTCGCACTACCAGAATGATTTCGCTCCTTCCCACCTGTCTTTTGAATAATGACAAAGCTATCGGGAGCTTCAGCTTCATGTTCAAAAAATGACGGTACATCTAAATGACCGTCAAGATATTTCTTGATAATAATTTCAATCATCTAATGCACCGCCTTCAACAAAGTGTTATTTTTCAAATTATCCCTCTTCGCTTTTTGCGTAGCTGGATAAATCATAGCATTGGCTCTTGTCTTACCAACGTGGCTATCTTGTTCATAACCAGTGCCACATCTTTTTTTAATGACTGTTGCTTCTTTGTTCAGAATATCCTGAATCTCTTTTGATTTCAAAAGAGCTCCTACACCCGCACCGATAATCTTGACTTTGAAATTACTCATACGCTTCAACCATCACTTTCTTATTCCAGTCCAAAGGCATCATTTCTTCAATACCTTCTAAAGGGATGCCAATCGTGCGCCATTTGTGACCGAAAAAACGAACCTCTCGGTCTTTCCACTCGTTCTTATCGCCTTTTGGGATACCCAGTGTATAAGCTGCCTTTTTCCCAGTAAGATTCAGTTGATTTGTGACATCTTCTGTTGAAGCTGGAACAACCAGGACATTATCTACTTCAATTTCAGTATTCTCATAGATTGGATGCCCAAAGTCATCTCTACCATTCTTGGTTTTTCCAATCAAAGTTACAGTAATTCCTTTAATCCGTCCCATAGATATCAATCACCCCATATCTTTGTTTCTTGAGACCGAGACGTTTTAATTCCGAGTCCTTGATAAAGAGACCTCCACCAGGGACAAGATAAGATCCGCTGAAGGAATATCCTAAAGCAGACTCAGCCATTTGAGTCATTGGTTCCTGATCAGTTGATGTCATCAAGGTGCGAGCAACTACATCCACTGTTACGGATTTAACCACCATAGCAAAAGATGGATCAGTAGCAACCAATCCATCTAAATCTTTGCCAACTTTTTTAGCTTCAACGCGAAGAGAATGAGAAACAACTTCCAACAGTGCTTCAGCTCGTTTTTCCTCATCGAATTTTAACGTCCGCCACAATTTTTTAAGATCGTCTACTGTTGCAAAGTTTTCCATTTCTACCTCCAATCAAACCACTACTGGGCATCAGTATTAGTTTGTTCAATTAGTGAAAGCAATTCTGTTTTCGTTGCACGGCTATCATAAGTAATCCCTTTTTCATCAAGGATTTCTTTCAACGCTGCGTTAGTCAATGAGTCCAAGGGCTTATATTCTCCAATCGGAACCCAATCACCTCCACTAATTTCATTTTCAGTAACGATAGTAGTTCCTGTTTTTACATTAATGTATTCCATATACTACCCCGCTTTCACAACACGAGCAAAGCTGTTTTTGTCCAAAATTCCCCATCCAAGATAGATTTCTGCACGAAGATAGACTTGGTTATAACCTTTCAAGTCTTTTCCAGAATTGTCTGGATCACCATATCGAATGACTTCGAGTGGAATCTGCTTAGCATATCCCCATTTAACCATGTTAGCAAAGTCACCAATAATAGCAACATCCTTATTGGTTCCAACATTAAGACCAACTGTAGTATTCACATCTACAGGTAGACCATTAATGGCACCTGGATTTGCTCCCCATGCCAATTCAGGGTATAGGCGTTCATTAGCTGAGTTCTTCATACTAGCTAGTGCACTTGCAAATGTAGTATCAATAGCCATACCGCTAACGATATTGTCAGCTCCTTGAATCATTTTAACTGCATCTTCGACATTAGTATCTGGATCGCTTGTTGTAAAGGGCACTGTCTGAGTGACCGCTTTATCAAAGCAGTTATCCCCAATAACAGTGGATTCTTGTTTAGTACGTGGATTTACGCCATGGAAGGCCATGATATCAATACCACGAGCTACTTTATTAGCAAATCCTTCATTGAATGACTTCAAAATATCGATTTTAGCTTCTTCTGAAGCATAAATAAATTCATCCGATACACGAGCGCCATACTCAATTTTAATAGGCACAATAGTTACAGGTTCTAAACTTGCACCGCCATGCGTTTTCTTCCCATTTTCTGCAACAATATCTACATCAGAATCCAATGTAAATGTGAATTCCTTTAATCCATTAAACGGAATCGCTTGTTGATTAGACAATTTAGCCAGTGAGCTGTGACCCTTAACTTTGTTGATAAGGTCTGTTACAAGCATTGGATCAAATAGTTTTCCTTTTGATAGTTGATCTGTCATATATTATTACTCCTTTATTCTTCAAAAACTAAACCTTGTACTAGGTTTTTATACAGTGTGTTTTCTGTTTTTTCTAAAACAGGCTCCGAATCTCTAATAGGCGCAACTGGTTGAGATTTTTTAATATACCCAGCCAAGCGCTCTGCATCTGCTTTGAAGCTATCTTCATCAGTTCCCTGCAAACGGTCTGCAAGGTCATAAGGCAATCCATACTGCAAAGCCACACGAGTTCGCAGACTAGCCGTCTCATACCCAGCGATTTGACTCTGCAACTCTTCAAGTTGCTTGTCAGCATCTGCCTTGCTTTGATTAGTAGCTTCAATCGTTGACTTCAAGCCAACATTTTCTTCTTCCAATTCTGCAACACGAGACTTGAGCTGGTCATAGTCGCCATACTTCTCTTTCTCTCGAGATAAGCGCCCCTTAATAGCAGCATCAAATTCTTCTTGTGTAGTGATTGGTTTAAATTCTGACATTCTCATGTCTCCTTTCTCCTGCTTCCCCGGCAGTTCGGTAATTTTTTTGGCATCAAAAAAGCAGTCACCTGACCGCTTATTTTAATAACTAATTTTTTGCTTTTTCTTAGGCTTAGTAGTAGCACAAGCCCAGTGCGCAAGCAAAGCACTATCCATCAAAGAAATATCCATGTCGTCAAAGTGCGATCGATAACCAAAACCACCATTTGAGCCAATATTCCGCTTATCACAGTTAGTAGCTACTTTTGATAGCGATGGCTGGCCAGCGTGACAGATGGTTTTCTGGTAAATTCCCTGCTCCCAAAGAGCATTGGCTACGATGATTTCCTTCACCGTTGGTAGAATCACATTCTTGATTCTGTAGTCCTTCAACTCTTCGTCCAGGATTTTTTGACCACTTGCGCCATCGATAACAATCTGAGCTACATCAGCTTGTCTCAGAAAGGCAACCATCCAATCATTACCATTACGAACAGATTGACAATCAACAGTTTCTACAAAGAAACGGCCATCCTTGGTCCGTGCAGCAATACTCAATGCCACGTTCGTTCCGTCTTGACCATACTTAATACCAACAGATAGCTTGCCAGATAATTCTGGAACATCATCCACCTTGAGCTCATTCCACTCAGTTTCAGAGATAGCAGATTTCTGATTGTATGTTGGCCAGAATCCCAAACGCTGGATATTATGGTCCAACTTATCCTCACCAAGCTCTGCTTCAATCTTACGCTCATTTAAATGGTAACCCATAGATGGATTTGAATTGTACCAGGATTCAACATCTTCAATCTCCTTTTCATCAGAAACCGACCACTCAGCCCAGCCAGAATACTTCCCTTTTCCAAAAAGACATGTCTCACGATACTTAGTAAAGACAGTACCACTTGATACTGGTGTCGGAGGTGTCCCACACATGATTGTGATAGGATTCTCACTATCCGTTACCGTGTACTTCAAGGCAGATTCCTGTTCGGTCGTGTACTCCTGAGCCTCGTCAATGATCAGCATATCAAATCCTTCACCAAGACCACCATTTGATGTTCTGGTACGGAATTGGATAACACCACCTGTTGAATATAGCTCAATTCTTTCTTGTCCCTTAGCTCGAATGGAGTTAAAATCCTCACCATCCACATACCCCATTTTCTCAAGGTATCGTTTCACCTTTTCAAAAGAGGAATGCGATGTAGAAATCCGGTGAGCCGTGTGAAGGATATTCAAACCCTTATGCAAGCCCCAAATTTCAAGAATATAAAGGATTTCAGACTTACCGTTCCGACGAGGAATAGAGTAACCAAACTTCTGATGAACCCAAAGACCATTTTTATCAATGGCCATCATTGGTAACAAAAGATTTTTCTGCCACGCATAACAAGAAAGACCTGTCCGCTCGTAAAGTTCAATCGCTTCCTTAGCTCTTGAATTTTTCTTGACGTATTTTAAAATCACCGATTGAGTAGGATTCTGATTGCCAAGTTTCTTCCTCGCCATTCTACTTTCCTTTCAATCGTCATCGCATGATAACCCTATCGCTGGGAGATATCGGATCACCTCCTAAACTAAAGCACAATAAAAGCACCCTTACGAGTGCTAATATTAGGCTACTTCTGCTAATAGTTTTTCCATGAAATAGACTTGACCTTTTCCAGTAATTTTTGTAGTTTTACTGATACGAATCGTTCCATTAGGTTCATGGTGTGTTCGTTCTTTAATTTCAAACAATCCCCTATCCATACTACGTTGAGTTGGCATATTCCAAGAGTCTCCTTTTCGGTTAATTAGAAATCCATTTTCACGTAGCCAAATAAACAAACGATTCTGACCAATTTCCAGACCATTCTGACGGAGCAACTTAGCAAAGTCACCAATCAAAATAGATGTCTGACTAGCTGACACCGCATTAGCAAAGAGAACTTTTGGCTTGTCAGCTTCCATCTGCGCTTCCAGTTTATGGATTTTATTATCCGCAATCCTCAATGCCCTAGCCATAATCTTTTCAGGACTATTAAAGTCTTTCTCGACTTGAATAAAGTACTCACGCACCTCATATCCTTTTGGAGTTTTAGACATCATAGCAAGATGTTCAGCCATCCGTAATGTCACCGCATAGTCTTGAATTTCTCTAACTGCTCCATTATTTACAACCGTAGTTCCAACTACGCTTGTAAAATCCTCTCCTTCCTGAAACATTTTGAAATTTTGTTCCACCCACTGACTAAAGCGAGTTTTAACTTCTAGTGTTTTGTGCAACTGTCTTGCAGAAACCACTGCATTATCATCTTTTAACTCAATTGTAATAAGTTGATTCATTTTATTTCTCCTTTAATATAATTATCAATAATAGTACGATGCTCATCTTTAAGACTATCCAGCCTGTACATAATAAGATTCAATACAGCGAATTGTGAGCTATGTTGAGCAATAAATTCATATAAGTCACACTGACTATCCCAATCTGGCTCTTTTGCTAGCCAATTGTGAATCAAATCCATACTCTCACGGATTTCTTCAACATAGTTTAGTAAATCTTCGTAATTGTCTAAAAGTTCAATTTTTGCCATTATAAAAACTCCTTTGCGGTATGACAAAGAAGCTCTTTTCTGATATAATGATTTCAGAAAGAGTTTCTTTCGTGCGATAACGTATAATCTCAACTTTGGCGAGGAGGATTATGCGTTATTTTGTTTTCTCAGACTTAACAAGTTCAATCCCACGCATGACTACTTCAGTTTTGGTCATGCTTTTTTGTTTAGCAACCTGTTCAAGATTACTGAACTCTTCCTCAGTCAATCTCATTCTAAATTGACGAGATTTAGGATTTTCACTTTTCGGTCTTCCAGTCCGTGGACTCATTTCATCACCTACTTTCTGTTGCCACGACTATATGATATAATAGTGGTCACAAAAAGTCAAGAGGTTTTTTGAAAAAAATTAAAAATAAGAAAAGCACCTAACTTCAACTTCAGTTAAGTGCTTTTATTTAATCGGTTCACCCTTAGCATAAGCTTCTTTAGCCTCCGCAAGTGTCATTTTATTTGGACCGCCATCGGTATTTATAATACCTGTATTTTGCCAATGACAGACGTCACAGATATCATAGTCCATAACTTCAGTTCCACAAACAGGGCAATGAAGCCATAGATAACCATCAATCTCCCATGTCTTTTTTGAATTCTCCATCATAGTACTCCTTTCCTAAGTCTGGTTTAAACATCGTATTTATTTTATGTACTTTAGGATTTCCTAAAACATATACGTTGTTCTCAACATCATAACGAACTCGTCTATGTTCCGTCTGATAACCTAATATCTTGTCCGATGTCTGTTTTGATAACAAATCAGACGCCATTTTTTGGTATTCTTCAATGGTTATATCGCCAAATTCTTTTCCATGATCTTTGAAATGACCATTTAAAGATTTTTCAGTAGGGAACTTTGCTTTAGTCCATTTTATACGGTCTTTTAGTTCCTTGTATCCCTTAACATCATTATACTTCAAATCCTGAAATTTTGCCAGTGAAATAGGAGCGTTTTTAACTCCTAAAACATCAACTATTGTCTTATACTCCTGAATGTCTGCTTTGCGATTGTTATCACGCACATCAATATTTATTCTCTTACGATTTTCTAATTTATCTGAACTCTTATTGCTGATTTTTTTAGTCCAGACATTTTGAATTTTTCCACTTTTCGGATCATAGTCAACAGTACATCTACAATGTTGATGTCTTCTATAAACGTCCTTTGGAACTCTTGGATATTTATAACTCCCTTGAACTTCTTGACACCATTCACAACAATGAAAATAAGATTTTCTGACAATCTCCGGTTGTAAGCCAGCTTTATGATGAAGCTCCGCATTCTCACGAATGCTATCATCAATAATAGACTGTGTGAAGTTCACAATAGGTTCACCGAGCAACCAACTCACATCTTCAAAGTTCTCCTCAGACGAAAAGCGATTAACAATGCCATCAATTCGATCTTGGTTCAATTCAGGAACTCGAACTTTCATACCAATTTTCGCTTCATCATTCAAATTCTTCTGAACATCGCTAGCGTAACCACTCACAAGCTCATGATTTCGTCCTAGCACGTCCGTCAGCAAGCGTTGAGCGATATTGTAATACATTTTACCGTCTGGTAATTTATCGGCGCCCAGAGACGCTCCTAGAGCCTTAGAGAGAATTTCTCCAACTTCAATCGCAAACTCATTTGCTGTTTTGTAGGTTGCTTTTTTGGCTTCCAACGTAGCAAAAGCATTTCTGACAATCTCACTCTTACCGAAATCTCTCTCAAATCTCTCCTGAACCTCTTTCAAGATACTAGGTAAAACATCATTCTCCATTTGAACCACCCTCGCTTATCACTGGCCTAGCAGACATATCTCCAGCGATACCAGTAAGGTCTCGAATTGTTTCTGCGTTGATATAACCAGGTAATGCCTGATTTAGCTTCACAACACCATCACCAATCATGGTCATCGTGTTAGCATCTGCTTCAAACAATGGTTCCCACTTGACTGTAGTTCTTACAAATTGACTTCTGGCATAATGAAACTCATCACGCAAGCAAGCTGCAACATAAGCGACATTTAGCAATCCAGCACCTAGTGAGCGCTGAGCCTTTCGACCAGCAAGACGAAGATTCTCATGGCTAGCCTTGATGGCTTCAACAGATGACGGGTTGTCAGACACAAACCCCATATCATCCAATGTCAAGCCCATTTCCCCAGCAAATCCAGCAGCGGCTGTTCTGAGTTGTTCTGTAAAAGGTGACATACTAGCGGTGGTAAATTGCCCAACGCTCGGTTTCTCTCCTTTGTCACTAGAAGAAATCGTCAACAAGCTTGATACAGTAGCTTTCCATTTCTCCATAGGTTCCGCATCAGGATCAAGTCCAAGAATGTATTTCTGTGGCCACGAATAGAACTCTGCTGTAATATCAGCTCGCTCTAAAGTTCGCTTAGCGTATTTTTGATAATACATTCCCGCTCTAGTAATTCGTGAGCGCCCAAAAGGACGAACCGCATCTGGACGATGAATAACAGGAACAAGCAACGGAATACCAGTTTCATTTACAACTGAATATGGAGTGCCATTTCTAGGAATAAAATGGGTTGCATTTGGTTCAAAATATGCTTCGAGCGTTGGTTGATTATAATCATCACGAGCTAGAACAGCATATCCTTCTAAGAGCAAACCTGTAATAGGGTCAATCACTCCAGTAGCATTACTAGCTTCAATAACTTGTAATCTCACTTCTTCATCTTCACCTTTAGAAATGTAGATGAAACTGCAAGATCCTATTAATGCTGCCAAAATTGCACTATCAAAGAAAATATCAGGATTATTGCTATTAAAGATTTCCATAACTCCAAAATCATCATTTGCAAATTCTCTAAAAATCAAACGATCTGCAAGACTATCAACTCCCTTTGCAGCCCAACCAAGAACTGCTTTATACTGGGCTCGGATATGAACAGGAATTGTAATCCCTGTCGGCGCTTCATAATGTTGCATTGAATAATGCTTGTATCTCAGATTCACTCTACTCTGATAGAGATTTAACTTTCTCCTAAGATACTCAATCCCTCTTAATTCCAAACCGTTCTCCTTTCATTGTGATGATTTAGCGTGAGAAAAAATGTACAGTGACGGCGTGAAGCCCTCGAGCGCCTAGTGGGAGGGGGATACCCCCCTATCCTCTGCTAGGACTTACTTCACACATATCTGTTATTTTTTCAAATTCTAAGCATTCATTATTATTTTTGATATTTTTAAAAAATAATATAATTTTTCTTTTTTGGCTTCTTCAAGCTCTGTACTTTGTCCAATCTCTTGACTGTGGCAGGTTGCGATTTCCTACAACAGTAGCATTGGCTGACCTATCGTCAGCATATAACTTGTCAGACTTCTGTCTATTGCACTGCCAGTGCGCGAGTTGTAGGTTATTGATGTCTGATGGATGACCGTTCCGATTAATTGGAATGATGTGGTCAATGACTGGTGACAAAGGATGTGGATACTTCAATGACTTGTCCACTGGTAGTCCACAAATCCCACAAGTATTTCTTGTCTTAAGAATAATCTTCTTATTCTTTTCAAAGGCGACGCGGTGAGGACCACTCCGGTCTGGTCTTTCTTGGGGGGTATTCATTTAGGGATGGTCCTTTCTTTTTAGTGGGTATGGGGGTATAATTCCATGATGTAGGAGGGGGAGTTTTTTAATCTCCGGCACCCTCGTATATTTAACATATCTTATATTCTGTTAAATAAAAACAAACTTCTTCTAAATCAGTTCTAGCAAGTGCTTGCATCTATTTTTATTATCACTAATTTACTTTTTCTTATTGTGTTAAATAAACAGGTGATTAATATCTAAATTTCATCATCGAATCATCCAGTTCATCTTGATTAATCCCTATATATTTCAATGTGATATCTGGTGAAGAATGGTTGAATAATTCCATCAAAATTGCTACATTTTGATATCTTCTATAGTGATGATATCCAAATGACTTTCTCATAGAATGTGTTCCTATATTTTTAAGACCAACATGTTCAGCAGCTTGTTTTAAGATTTGGTATGCTGCTACTCTACCGATATGAGCAATTCTAACTCCATCAGTTCTAACTTTCTTTTTGCTAGGAAAAAGATAATCATAACCATGCAAGTCATTCTCTTTGATGTAGTGATTTAAAGCCTTTCTTAGTTCTGGATTGATTGCAAATCGCTTAGCTTTCCTGGTCTTCTTCTCGACAACTTCTATTCTATCACCTGTTACTTGTTTGACCTGAAGAGGTATTATATCGCTGATGCGCATTCCAGAGTACAGTCCACACATAATCAGAACGTAGTTTCGTTCACTCTTTGACTTTAAAAAATCTTTCATTCTCTCAATGTCATCAAGTTCACGAATAGGTTCTACTTTCTTCATGGTATCACCTCCAAACTACAAGAAAAGGCAGGTTGTGCCTGCCTTTACAATTATTTCATAATATAATTTTAGCACATTAAATCGTATATTTACTCCGAACTTACTCCAAATTTACTCCAAAAAAACTCCAAAAAAACTCCATTTCTATTCCAAAACTTCAATTTGTTCTCCATTTCGGTAAAGCTCAGCAAATGCCATTAAAGCCTTATCCAAGATATCGTAATATGAGCTTTCTGAAATGGCCAAATCCATTGAGATTGTTTCGTCTTTCTTACAGTCCCACTGAAGATATTTTTCGAAGAGGATTCTACGATAGAGTGGATCATGTAATCCACTTACTGCTTGTTCGATTGCATCTAGCTCAAGCTCTGCATCAACTTTTCGAATCGCTAATTTTTCAACCTGGCTATTTCTACTGAATGATTGAGATCGTGGCATAAATGAGTATGTAGTTGTTACCTTCTGCCCATCTATGTCATTGGCCACTCTTCTCCATCTAAGATATCCTCTCAGAATTCTCTTGGCATTTTCTTTTGTTTTTGATTCATTAATATCAGGAAAGAAAGGCATCGTTCACCTCTTTTCTATGCCATGTAATATTTCTAAGTCTATTTAGTTTTTAAATAACTTTTCCATCACTGTACCAACCTTGTAGTGGCTTGGATTGTTTACATTGTCAATTTTTTTCTAGGCTCATAACCTCACCTCGTCTCCAATTTTTAAAAATTCGTAGTTGTCTTGCGATACCACGAAAATGCCGTAGTTCTGTATTGTGATTGTGTACAGGTCGCCAATTTTCTCCTTGTGGACGACTCTGCCTTTGATTTCTGCGCCTTGATTGTCAGCTTTATAGACGATCATCGGGCGCTTTTCTTCTAGTTTTTTAATGTGGATACTCTGCCAAACATTTAATCCAGCAGACAATAAAATCCAAATTGCGATAAATCGTTTCAATCTATGGCCTCCTTAAAGCGCCCATCTATTTTTGGACTTATTTCTTTTGAAAATGGTATTTTTCTTTTCTTTTTTCTTCTGCTTGTGATATTCGCTATCTTTGTTAAAGATAATATCTTCATCTTCAATTAGTTCAGGAATGAAGCGTCCAGATGGGTATCGTTCAGGTCGTTTCATCTTGCACCTCCCATAAAATTATTAACAAGGTTTTGCTGTTCAGTATCGATTATTTTATTTCTATAATTCAATATCGGAGCCATAACATCATTTATCAATGCAGGCTTCAAAATGATTTCATTTGTTTCCAAGAATCTTTTACCGTTGATTTTGATTTTAATATCATAACCGTTAGCGATATGTTCAAGGTCATCTTTAGACAGGGAGATTTCAAGTTTACTCATCACTCAACCTCCACGACTTCAAATAAAGGACTGTTGAATACTTCACCAAAGCCTGCATCTTCTAACTCTTTGCGGGTGTGGTGTGTGCCATAAAGTGAGTTTTCTTCCCGGTCTGAGAAAAGCCATTTGTTTGAATGTTTTTCACGGTTCAAAGTTTCGTGATTTCCACAAATGCCTTTCACCTTGACCAAATACCGTTTTTCCTTCTCTACCTTGCAGCCGAATTGGTGCATGTTTACGAGGGTTTGAAATGGTTTTGTGCTAGCGTTTAGAAACCACCTATCAAATTCATTAAGTTTAGCACCGTCAAAAATCGATGAAATATTAATGATATGTCTAAATAAATTCCCTTCAAAATCATCCTTGTTCTCTTCATACCATTCAGCAACAAACTGCGGAACCACTGGTTTATTCAATTCTTGTCGAATTTTATCAGCGTCTTTCAGTTGATTGCCAATCCATTCTCCCTCAAGTTTGCCTTGCTCATAACCCTCACGCCATTTTGCACGACTAAAATCCTGTTCAAATTCACCCATGATAGCTTTCAGCCAGACCTCTCTATCATGCAATGGCAATTCTCGTAATCTTACTAGTATATTCTTGACGTAGCGTGGAGCTTCGTCTGCGTGACCTGTTTCGGGTTCGTCTAGTTGTTCGATAAGTTTGATAACTTCTTTTTGTTTCACAAATAGAGTTCCTGAAAAAAATGTTTCAACCGTCATTCCATTAATTTTATTAATAACTTCCTGTTTATTCATTCTTCAGTTCCTCCAACTGTTCCTTATATCTTTTTATCTTCTTCCTCCAAAAATCTCTTTCAGCAGTTCTCATGTGTACTGCTGACTTCTGACTTGGTTTCTTCAGTTCTTCAATTCTTTCTTCTGCCGCTTCGATTGAATGTTCTAGCGATTCAATCATAGCTTGTTTTATTGCGTTCATTTACTATCTCCTAAAATGGCATGTCATCATCTGAAATATCCAAAGGATTAGTAGCTCCGAAACTTGCTGGCATCTGATTTTCCATGCTCGAATGGTCCGCAGTCTTATCTCGCTTTTCCAAAATCTGAAAGCTTTCAGCTACAACTTCCATCACATAGACACGTTGTCCTTGCTGATTTTCATAACTACGAGTTTGGATACGCCCAGTAATTCCTACCAGGTTCCCTTTTTTACACCAGTTTGCGAAATTTTCAGCCTGCTGGCGCCAAATCATGCAATTAATGAAATCAGCTTCACGATCACCTGCTTGATTCTTAAAATTTCAATTAACTGCCAAATTAAATGTAGCAACTGCAATGTTCGATGGTGTATACCTTAATTCAGCATCACGAGTTAACCGGCCAATAAGTACGACGTTATTAATCATTATTATAGGTCCTCCTCTTTTACAAACACCCCGTCAATCATTTTCCCTTTGCGGTCTTTGATAACGTTGTATGCTTCGTCTAAACAATTCTCAGCAGTAGTTCCATTAAATAATGAAACAGAATTAATCACGCTATCAAGAAACATGATATCTGACTTAATTAAAGGAGTTTGCGTTTCGTTATGACAAACATGAGAGTACAATTTTTGAGAAATATTGCCCAGGCTTGAAACCATCAGCAATAATTCAAGTTCTTGTTCATTAGCTGAAATTTTAGCACCATTCTTGATCTGTTGCTCAAGTCCAATCAATACTACCTGGATATCACCAAGTGCATCATAGATTAGTTCAGATTTATCCTTGGCAATACCTTCAAACAATTCTCCTGACTCTTCCATCAACTTCAAGAACTGTTTGACAGGATTCGCTTCATGTAAATTTCTGTCAACAAACCACTGTTGAACCTTTTCTTCCAAATTCATTTTTGTATTCATATTATTTTTCCTCCGTTTTCTTAGTAATCAAGTAGTAGCAATCAGCTGCAATGAAATAGAGTTCAATCATCTTTACTAAACTCCTTGTAGATTTTTTCAAAAATTTCTGACACCAATTTTTCAGGTATATTAGATCTCTCATTGTATGATTTTGAGAAATTCTTCCACTCTATGTCCTGCTTGATAATTTTATTCTTAAGATTAAGTTCAATATTGCTTCCAAAAATCGTCCGTTTTTGTAAAGGATAATCATAATTATTGTATCTAGCTAGGTTTTTGTATGGAATTCTGAATCCAATAATATCCTCAATGTAGGGCCACAGTCTGTCAGCTGCTGGATTCTCAATAACCCAAAATTGTGGTCTATATCTTTTTATAATTTCTATTGTGTTGAAAGCTGTTAGCTCGCCATTGACCCTTTTTAAAAATTGCCTGTCGTACTGATAATTTATATAGGCTGACTCGTAATCCTGATTTGCCCTGATCGTGAACGGTGAAGGTCTTACTTGTGGAGCAAACAAGCTATCAGACACATCATTGCGTTTCCAACACGCATTCCCATTTTCCATTGCAGAAGCATTTGACCAACTCTCACATGGTGGACTAGCTATTATAAGATCAGGTTTTGGTAATTTGTCTAACACGTCAAAGAGCGTGTTATCTCCAAATAAACGTTTGTAATCAGCAAGGTCCAGATTTGTAAAATGATTGTTCTTGTTTTCTATATCCATTCCGATTGAATAGATTTCAATATTCGCCCCCCCCGAACTATTCAGAGAGTTAGCACCCTTGAAGTAAGAACCATTCCCACTATCAAAAAGTGCCCAGACTACCATTTTTTTGATAATCAATACCTCCTATCCTTCATCCCAGACGGATATACAAAACATTTTCCTGTTGCTCCTTCAAAAATTCGACTAGAGAGAGCACCATTCCCAAAATCGTCCGAGTAAAGCTCCTTAATTTCTTCACTGGACAGATTTGTATTGATAATCGTATTTGTCCGATTATCCAAGATCTTGAACAATATCTGATGTGCCCATTCGTTTCGCTTCGTGTCAGCTTTTCGACTCTCTTTCCCAAGGTCATCCAAGAAAAGGAAATCAACCTCAGACAATAGCTTGACCATCTTAGCTTCTGAATACCCATTGTCAAATTCAAAGCTTTCTCGAATCTTATCAAATAAAGTCACTACTGATACAAAAAGCACGCTTTTAGGTTCATCATAAGACTTAAATTGCTCATTGAGAAACCGAGCTAATCCATAGGTCAGATGACTCTTACCAACACCAGAAGGTCCTGTGATGATGGCATTTCCAACCGTACCTTTGGCGTATTCACGTTCCAACCGCTTCACAAAATTCATAGCCTTTTCATCAATATCAACCTGAATCTCATAGTCATGTAGTGACTTGCTGGCCAGCTTACTTGAAACGATACTGTCACGAGCAAAGACCTCGTAAGTGTCCGATAGCTTGCTTTTAACTTCAGATTCCATATTCAACTGCTTTTCAAAGAGACGAATGTTCTCTTTCTCGCATTCAGGACATTGACTGATTTCCTCAACCTTGCCCTTGATGGGAATCTTAACAGACCAAAGATGGCATCCATGGATTTCACAGACATCATCAAGAACTGTTCTGGTTCTGAATTGTTTAAACTGTTTCATTTAAAATCCTAGCCTTTCATCAACCGTACTGGTTAAAATTGTAGAACGTTTTGGCATAGGTTGATTCAGATAGTTGTCCATCTTGTTGCCGAAAAGCGTTTGTGGTTGCAGATACTGTTCATACTCTGTACCTTTCCACTTAGCGACCATGACGTCCACAACCTTTTTAAAATCTTCAAGGACATAACCCTCTTTTAGTCTTGCCTTGATAAATTTTTGATGACTAGCAGTGTCAACCTTAAAATTCTTCTTAGCTTTCAAATTGAGATAAGAAATAACTTCCTTACAAATCGACAATTTATTATTATCTATATCAGTCTTTATAATATCAGTCTTTATTGTTTGTACTTCTTGCGTATCCAGAGTGGTATTTTCTACGGTTCTGGATGGTAATTTCTCCGGTTCAAGAATTGTTTGTTGAACAATTTTGGGACCAAGGATATAAAGTCGATTTGGCTTAGTCAATCCCTGACGTTCTTCCCTCAACAAACCTGATGTCACAAGTTCCTTTTTAATCTTGGTTACCGTTTTCTCCGAACAACCCAACTCTTCGCAAAATTCAGCCGTTGTAAAATACATAAATACTTGACCATTTCGATCATGCCACTTGGACTCCAAAGACAAGTCCAAACGATTATAAAGCAAGGCATACATTATTTTAGCGTTGTTTGATAACTTTTTATAAGGCTCCTTAAAGAGCCATTTAGGCAATTGAAAATATTGAAACTTTTCAACTTCATTTTTAAAATAAGTCTCAGCCATCCTCTACCCCTCCACACTTGAAAATTTTGTGTATTCTTTGTGAAAATACAACTTCACTGTCCCTAGACTGCCATGCCGATTCTTTTCCAGGATCAGCTCGGTTACATTGTTAGCTTCCTGACTATCTGCTTGTTCTTTTTTGTAGTAGGCATCACGATACAAGAATGCTACAATATCAGCATCTTGCTCAATCGAACCAGATTCTCGCAAATCTGATAGCATTGGGCGCTTGTCCTGTCTCTGCTCAACCGACCGACTCAACTGCGATAAGGCTATGACAGGAACCCTCAAATCCTTTGCTAGTATCTTCAATTCCCTTGAAATTTCAGAAACAATCTGCTGACGATTATCTCTCTTTGAACCAGTAATCAACTGCAAGTAGTCAATGATGATAATGCCTAGACCGCCCATTTCTTGAGAAAGCTTTCGAGCCTTTGACCGTATATCTGAAATCCGAATACCAGCAGTATCATCCACAAAAATAGGCACATCATAGAGATTGCTTTGTGCATGTACAAGTCTTTTCCACTCATCGGTACTAAGATTCCCAGTCTTCAAATGATAACCTGGAATCATCCCCTCAGATGCCACCATGCGCTCAATCAATTCCTCTGCTCCCATTTCAAGCGAGAAGATTACGGCAGTTTTTCTTTCCATCGTGGCCACATGCTTTGCAATGTTCAATGCTAGCGCCGTCTTGCCCATGGCAGGACGAGCAGCAAGGATGATAAGATTCCCTTCATGAAGGCCTGTTGTAATCTTATCCAATCCGACAAAGCCAGTAGATAGACCAGTTACGAATCCATCTGTCTGTGAGCGAGTCTCGACTATCTGCATATGTGTATCAAGGATATCGGCCACATTGCGAAAACCTGTGCCTGTATTCTGATTGCTGATATCCAGCATGGATTTTTCAGTCTTTGAGATGATGTCACTGATTGATACATCGCCTTGATATGCGCTAGAAAGAGACTCTGACAAGTCAGCGATTACCTTTCGAAGCATAGCCTTTTCTTTAACCAGTTTGGCATAATGCTCCACATTTTTTGAAGTTGGTGTTGAATTTACCAACTCTACAACATATGTCATGCCCCCAATGGTTAAAATGTCACCCTGATTAGTAAGCGCAGAAATCATGGTAGTAGCATCGATTGGCTCGCCTTTTTCAAGTAATGACAACATGGTCTTAAATACAATCTTGTTAGCTGGTTTATAAAAATCATCAGGGACCAATTCGTCTGCTAGAGATACCATTGTTTCTGGTGAGATAAAGACTGCACCCAGAACCGACTGCTCTGCGACTAAATCATGAGGTGGTATTCTAAAATCTTCACTCATGCGCTATTCCCCCAATATTTTTCTAGATCAACATTCATCACTGCAGCAAGATTCTTTTGCTCAGTTAGGATTTGACGACGATAAGGCGCAAGCCCAGCTTGTCGCTCCTCCTCACTTCGTGGCAAGTAATATCCGTTCGGTTTCATCTTCTTAGCTACGATAGGATGACCAAAATTGACACGTAAGCTCTCGATGACTTCTTCTAACTTACGTTTTGAAAGTCCGGTTTCGATACGAATTTCACTCGCTTGAATGGGCAGGTCGAAAGTCGCGCAATTCATGATCATGTTTAACACACGGATTTCCATCTCACTCATTTCACGACTAACACTCATGTCTTTGCCCTCCATTTTCTTGGATTCTGACGAAAATCCAAAGTCATTTCCTGATAAAGCAAACGCCCATTTTCTTCTAAGAGGCCTGCATTTTGCTTTCTTAGAAAATCATTATTACCTGCTTCTTCCATGTAGTCCTGAGCCAGTCTGTCATAATCTTCGATGCATGCTCTAAAAACTTGTGGTACATCCTCAATCGATGAAGCCAGTCCTGTAGGTGGTTGGGTATCGTAGGTGGATTTCCTATCACTATTTTTCAAGTTTCTTCGGGCAACTTCTCTAAAATCCTCAGTTTCTTCGATGATGATTACTACATTTTGCTCATCCGATTTTTCATTTTTAGCTGTAAATATCATCAGGATAAAGAACCCTATAAAAATAACTAGTAAGCCAAGCAATTGGCTTGATACAGTTGGTTCTGTCATTTTGTTCTCCTTACGCTCTTAATTTCCGTACTTGTTTTTCTAATTCCAAAATCTCATAAACATCATTGACATCGTACATAGTATCTTTCCCCTGCTTACGAAATCTTAATCCTTTGCGTTCTAACTGCTTCACATATCCGTGCGTAAAGCCGAACTTCTTCATCAAAGTTTGTTGATTGATTGGCATACGATCATTCTCTAACTGCTCCTTGACCTGTTTTTCAGCAAAGGCCAATAATTGATTCGTAAACAGTTCAGCACTTTCGCCGTCCAATCGTAATTGTAATGTTATACCTTCCATTTTTTACATCCTCTCAACTATGCGGGCAAGCATTTTTGTGATATAATGGTTTTAATTATTTAAGTATGCGCCTGATTTCCGTCAGGTGCTTTTTTATTTAGAAATCTTACTTTCCATTGCCCTGAGCTCAATCTCATGGCTAACTTGTTTTAATAGCTTCTCACATGCTATTTTAGCTTCTCTGTACGTTGTAGATTCGCTGATGAAGTAATCAGCTAGTTCGATGATTTTATCTTCCATGATTTTCTCCAAAAATCGGTCTTGAGACCGATGTCAACCACTCACAAATAGTATATAGTTATATTATCCTTAACAAGAAAGGAGCTAATGTAAATTGGCTAAATTTTTGATAGGAACTGTGTCTCAGTAAACTTTGGATTCATTTGTAGGTTTACCTTTTGCCTACCGCACCTGGCTAGCAGGGTTCAATAGGGAGAGTTAGCTTTTTCAGGGCGTCTTAGCTAGACGACCCAAATAGTAGTTTAAACAAGCTGTCACTTCTAAAGTGGCGAAAAAGCTAGACTCTAAAATCGAGAATCAGAGTTTATTTCAACTACAGTGCTGGGGGCGATACCAGTGAAGTGTTGTTGGCTACTGCTATTAGTTTGAGCAGAACAATTTCCGTAGCGTACTTCAGATAGCAGCTGGAGTACGTTTTTTATTTTTCCACTATACGGATATCGGTTTGGTTTCATATTTGCTCCTTTCTCACTTCTTACTTCACTTTTTGTGAAGTTGAAGGCGTAAATATATCACCAATATCTTTATTGAAATAATTGGCGATTAAAAACATCTCACTTAATTTAAAATCTTGTTTCCCAAGCTCTTTATCACGATAAGTCGTTATGCTTTTTCCTATGATTTTAGCCATATCCTTTTGAGAAATATTATTCTCTTTTCTTAACTTATACAAATAAATTTGCACGTTCCTACCTCCTTATCTAAATTCATCCAAGCTGATTTCTAGTGCATCAGCAATTTTGCATATGTTCGGCCAAGAAAGGTATTTCACCTTTCCACTTTTTAAATCAGAAAAGAAACTGCGGTTGACTCCAGACATCTTAGATAATTGATAACCATTCAAATTTCTTTCCTGCATTATTCGGTTTAATTTTTCCCACATTTTTACACCTCTAAAACACTATATGTTGTTAAGCAAATATATTTAATCACAATATGTTGTGTTTTTCTGTTATCTATGTTATAATCATTATTGACTAGGACCTCTCACCGTTTTAGTCAAAATTTCAATAGAAAGGAGAGCAAAAAATGAGTAAGCTTAGCCATAAGCCAAACCACGTTGTTAAGAAACTAACTTGGGCGGATCTCGATAATATTCTATTATCTAATTTTTCAGAGTCGGCTACTGATAAACCTAGCGTAGTAATTCAGTTATCCAATTATGAAATGTCTAAAACTGAAATTATCAAAGAAGCAACCGCTCAAGGTTACCAAGTTATCGATAATTCTAATGGTTATTTAGAATTTCAATAGTGGATTTTAAAGATGATATATTTGTACGATTTACATCAATATCTCTTTTCAACTTAGCAATCTGTTCATCAGATTGCTTTTTTCTTTTCCCGCTATACGGATACCGTCTTGGTCTCATTTTCCTACTCCTTTCTCTTTTTTTTTGCTCTATGAGCAACAGCCTGCCAGGGAGTCGAACCCTGGTGCTACCGATCAGGCTACATTCATTTTGTCCATCATTCCTGCGAATGATGCATCAAAGCGAATGTCATCGATTTCGTCTTGAGTGAAACCAGCATCAAGAAGGTAACGCTCTTGGCGTTCGATCTCTTCTGCCAACTCTGTCCATCCGAAAGCGAACTGACGACTGTTGTTCCAGAATGATTCAAGCTGACCATAGAGGAAGCGTTCCTCGTATGTGTTTTGAAGTAAGGTTTCTGCAACCACTGCTTTGAAGATGTTGATTGCTTTCTCGTTTAATGTGTTCATGGTGTTTCCCTCCGGTTTGTTTTTTGTTATTTCCTTAAGCTTGATTATATTATACTTCACTTTTCGTGAAGTGTCAATACTTTTTTTGAAAAAAAACAAAAAAACTTTTCTTTACGTGAGTTTTTTGTTATAATTTTTATAGATAAAAAGGAGGGTAACATGACAGATAAAGAATTAGCTATTTATATTGGCGCAAAAATTAAAGAATTTCGATTGAAACGAAATCTTACTCAGAAAGAACTTGCCAAACTAGTGAGTGTAGGTGATACAACTATTGCCAATTACGAGAAAGGTTTTAGATCTCCTAAAAAGGACACAATGTTTGACCTAGCTAATGCTTTCAATATCTCAATTGACGACCTTTTCCCTCCAATTCAAAACGACTCCTCTTCTAATACTCCCCAAATCCAAACCATCTACGATGAACTAACCCCTCCAAGACAAAACAAAGTCTTGAACTACGCAGAGAGGCAACTGAAAGAGCAGAAAAACGAAGAAGAAACAAAGGGAAACGAAGTATCGGAAGCTATTCAGCTCTATAGTTACGACTACTACGACCACCCAGCTTCTGCAGGTACAGGCCAGTACTTGAACGATGTACAAGTGGAACGGATTGAGTTGCCAGTAGATATCGATGCCGATTTTGTCATTCCCATTAAAGGGGACTCCATGGAACCTGACTATCACGACGGCGACCTGGTATTCATTCAGACCAGCGTGGACTTGAATGACGGTGTTATCGGAGTGTTTAACTACAACGGAGATGCTTATATCAAGCAGCTTGTCATTGATGAAGACCAAGCTTACTTACACAGTTTAAATTCAGCTTACAAGGATATGCCAATCACACCAGAGACCGACTTCCGAATTATCGGCGAAGTCGTGGATTTGTATAGAGAGAAGTAAAACTAACTGTTTCCATTTTGGAAATAGTTGACATGCAGTAGAAAGGAGGAAAGAATGGAAAAACCTAAATCCAATTTTGAAGATTTGTATGAAAAAATTTTAGAAAAAAATATTACTATTAACAACTATTCTAAAGACCAGCTTATCAATTACCTTAAAAATAGAAGTTACTACTATAAAATCACTAGTTACAGAAAAAACTTCCCTAAAAATTCCAAAGGAAAGTACGATAACTTAGATTTCTTAGATTTAACGATTTGTGCTTCTTTAGATGTTCGGTTACGTGAATTATTATTATTAATGTGTTTAGATGTAGAACATTCATTAAAAACAAGGTTTATGACACTTCTCACTGAAGACGACCAAGAAGACGGCTACTCTATAATTGAAGAGTTTAAAAATGAATACCCTGAAAAATTTTCAAATATAATTGAACAATTTCGCTTAAATAAATATAAAAAAGATATGTTTCAAA